TATCGGTGGGGATGATACATTGTTTGCAAAAGTTGATGGCGTTGTTCGTTTCGAACGTAAAGGCCGCGACAAAAAACAAGTATCTGTTTATCCAGTAGCGCAAGAAGCATAAGAATGAATGGCTCAAACCCTTGATACGAAAGGGTTTGAGCTTTTTTATTTGTATTATAAAATCAATTGGTGTCCATTTTGGTGTCCATCGTTAAAAATTGGCGAACTTTGATAATTTTTCAGCAGTCTGTTTTTTGCGCTTTGCACTCAAGTGAGTGTAGATGTTACTTGTTATTTCAATAGATGAATGACCCAGTCTTTCCTGTGCTTCCTTTAAATCTATTCCAGCCTCAAACAACATGGTTGCGTGTGTGTGTCTCCAACCATGAGTACCTATACGAGGTACATTAGCGAATTCTGCGACTCTATTCGATCGCATATACAAAGCTTGGCGATTTGAGTACTGTCCATGCATGTCAGCAAAAACTATATTTTGTGATTTTGTCTGCATTTGGAAGTATAGCTCTTTTTGTCGCAACTTCCATTTTTTTAAAATAGATATAGTTTTATCATCTAATGACACAATCCTAATTGAGCTTTTTGTCTTTGGCGTTTGTACGCTATAACCATTTTTTGTTTTTGATAGATTTTTATTAACATCTAATGTTTTAGATTTAAAATTAATATCGCTCCACGACAATGCCAAAGCTTCACTGGCTCGTAATCCACTAAAAGCAAGTGTGCGATACAGCGCTAAATCCCATTCAGCGAAATATTTGTATAAAACATTGTCGTCTTTAACTTCTTTGACTTTTGATGCTAAGTAATCCAGTACATGCTCAACTTGAGTAATAGTGTAATACTTAAACTCCTTTTTAAAACTTTTATCAATGGGCTTAGGTCTTATAATTCTTTCAAATGGATTTTTTTGGATAATACCCAATGTGATTGCAAACTCCATGACCCTTGATGAATATTGCAATAGCAGCTTATAGGTTTGGATTTTTTCGCTCCATTCATTTGTGACCTTCTGGGAGTCAATAGGTGTAATATGAGCTATTTTTCGCTCACCTAGTACAGGAAGAACGTGTAGACGCATATAACGTTCTGTAGCCAGTGCAGTAGCTTCTTTTACTGTCTTTTTGTAGCTCTCATACCAAAGATCGTAAATTTCTTTGAATGTTTCATTATGTTCTTTTTGTAATCCATTTATCTCATAGTCATTTTTTATTCGATTCAGCGCTAGTTGCGCTTCTTTTTTTGTCTTAAAATTACTTTTTTTTACTCTGTCCTTTTTGCCAGTAATCGGATTTATTCCCAAATATTCCTCGAACTTCCAGCGTTTTGTACCATCTTTTTTGGTATATTGTTTAATACTCATTTTTTTATCTCCTCAATTAGCTAGGGCGCATTATCAAGGAAGTTAAAAATTAAAAATGGTAAAATTGTTTGATAACACCTGTAAAATCAGGATCTTTTTTCTGATATACACTAATTAACTCATCAAAGTCTTTTTCTTCACTGCTCAAATCGGCTATAAAAGCCGTCAATTCTTCAAGCTTTGAAGTTACATCCTCAAACTCGTCTTCTTTGTTAAATTGCTCTAAGTTTTTAAAATAATACCGTAAATTTTTTATAGCTTGCTCATTGTCTACTTGCTGATCAAATGCGGTTTGTCTAACTTGATCTAATTCATTTCTTGATTCTTCATAAGCGTCTTCGATATCATCATCAACCAGAAAACCTATAGGCACTTCAAACAAAAGAGCAATTTTTTTTAAAAATTCTTTTTTTGGCTCTCGGTTTCCGTATTCGTAATTTGAATACGCACTACCAGAAATACCTAGTCTCCTTGCTGTTTCGGCTTTTGACCATTTTTTTTCTTCTCTTAGGCGTTTTAATTTGCTTTCGATACTCAAAAAAATACACTCCTTTCAATCCAATCTAACTAAAATACATTATATATTATTTGAACAAATTATTCAATTCGAATAATTTTCTATTGACTATTCAAAATGAATAGTTTAATATTATGCCATAAGTTATTCAATTCGAATAGAAAGGAGTGGGGAAATGGAACTGCGCATTGACTCAATCGACATGCAAGATAAAGCAATGGAACCAATCATCAATATTATTGCGCAAGCGGTAGATCAGAGTTTTAAGACTTATCAAACAAGAGCAGAGCTTCCACGTTACATGAGCAAAAAGCAAGCGTGCCAATATTTAGATTGTTCGTTTGTTACATTGCAAAACTTTATCAAAAATGGCTTAAAAGTAATCATGATTGATAAAACGGTTAAAATTGATCAGCAAGACTGCGATACATTTATGCAACAAAATAAAAAATAAAAAAATGCTAGGGCGCATTTTCAAGGGAGTTAATTTAATGAACACAGTAACAATATTATTTGCACAGCTAGTGACAACTGACGAGGACATGATTACATACGACTCTTTTTATAAAGCATGTAACGATCGGTTTGATGCTTTATGTGACTTAAAAGAGCAAAAACTAAATGATCAGCCACCAACATTACAATCGTTTGAAGAGGTAGCGTTTAGTAACGGCATTGCAGAAGCTTGTAACGAGATATTTTACTCAGCATTGTCGAAAGATGAAGCAATGTTTTTAGACAGGACTGCAAGCGAGAAAAACGTATCATTTGAAGATGTTTTTAATCAACTATCTAACAACTATTTCAAAAATCCATTACGGATTGTACTTTAAACAAAAAAAGCTCTACTTCCTATTGGCGTAGGGAGTAGAGCAAGCACTTTACAATTGAATAAACCAATCATAAAGCAACAATCCTATTACGAAGTATAACATTTATTTGTTATACCTTCAATTGCTGTTAATTGGTAAGCAGTTTTTACGGACGTTTTCTGCTTTGATAAAAAAGAACAGAGGTGAGCTGTCACACCGACACATAAAAAATGATAGGCGTTTGCTGGACTTTAGTCCTATCGTGATGAGAAGCATACGATTTGAAGAGGTGATTGCTACCTTATCACGAGAAAGGCAAGGGAGGAACCTGTTTGCGAGCAACTAACGTTATCATATTATTGCGGTGTTTACACGAGTTAGACCGCCAGAAAAAACTGGATTAGCAAAGCTATTTAATAATCTCAAACTCAATTTGAAGCGTCCCAAGGGTACAGTGAGGGCTAAGTGGTTGCAAATGTCTATACCAAAGACTTTTTTTGCGTCTTTGTAGGGCGGGGTCTGCCCAAAACCTCGCCTTTGGCTACGGTTAAATAAGTAACCAAGCATATAAAGCAGATAAAACACCATATTAGACACGTATCTAGCAGACTCCAGTGTTAAGTCGTAATATAAATATATAAACGTTATTATATACGTTTTCATTTATTTGTAACACCTTAATTATCAATGATTAAAACTCTTTACAAATAATTTAAACTGTTATATTATATAGTTATATTAGGAAAGGAGAGTGCATGGTATGTTTATTGCTGGAACAAACAGACAGGACGTAGTTGAGTTTTTAACGCAACACAATGTTCATCCTTTTCCAAAAGCAAATGCAAAATACACCTACTATTTGCTAACTACGGAATTAATTATGCTCACAGACAGTTTCTACGATCTTATTAGTCAATAAGATTAGAGGGTGAGGTTGAAGATTAATTTCTTCGACTTAATACACGTGTTCCAAATAAATAAATCCAAAATAAAAAGGAAAACCATTGTTAGCTTTCCCTTTAAACCAATTTATTCTTCTATTAACTCAAATTTGACAGGTATTGATTGATCAATTTCATCACCTTCATTTAGGTAAGTGATATATTCGTCAACAAAATAATCCTCTTTTCCAAGCATGACATTAGCATCCATACCATCATTTATAAAGAAGTTACCACTGCCACCATTTGAAGTGACTCTATATCTACCAGCATCTATATCATTTCCAACAGTAAACTGCCCAGCTGGTAAATTCTTGGGTTCTTTTTTTAGCACTATAATTCCATTCTCTAATTTTTCAACTTGCTTGTTTTTATCAGAAATATTACTATCTAAATCAGAAATAGTTTCTTTCTTTGTCTTAATATCATTTTCAAGTTTAGATACATCATCATTTAAGGAATCCTTTGTTTCTATAATCTTTTTAGTTTCTGATAACTCATCGCTTAGTTGTTCTAGTTCATCCCTTTTGGTATCAGAATCCTTTTTCAAATCAGCTAAAGTATCTTCAGATTTTGATATTTCAGTGTTTAAACTATCTTTTTTAGATTGAGCTTCTTTTATAGTTACCATTGTTCCATCTAATTCTGCTTGAGCCTGTGACTTGCCAATGGTAAAGCTACCAAAGATAAATATCCCACATAATATTATGCCACCAACTATTAACCCTATGTTTTTCTTGTTCATCTGTTATCCAATCTCCTTTAAAATTAGTTATTACTTTTTGATTATATAATTGATTAGATGTTTTTCATATAAAAATTTAACAATAAACATGTTTTTTTTGACGGTATTCAATTTGATTGCTATAATGATATTGTAAGCGGTTGAAATATTTCTGAAAATGAATATACTGTAAACAATTAGCTGATGATAGTTATCAGTGTTTTTTTGTATATAAAAAAATGGAAATGGTTATGAAAATGGTGTTTGCAATTTACAATATACATAAGTTGAAGTAATAAATACATATGAGATTTGACGATTGAGCGCAAGCGAGAGAGGAGAAGCTCGATAACCGAATGAGCGCTGAGCATGCGAAGTGCAATTGAGGGCGTCAGGCACTTGACCTTGTATTTATATATTTATCAATTATAAGGTCAAAAGATGCTCCTCATCTTACGTTCTCGCAAGCGATCACTACAGATGCGGTTATTTGTCTGTGCGCGCATGGCGCTTACGTCCAAATAAGAGCGGTTATTGTTTTATTATTTCTAAGAGTGTAAAAAAATAATTTACCCCACATTTTGTCTCTTATATATATGTTTTTATTTAAGAGACAAAAAGTGGGGTAATGTAAAAAAATAATCTATTACAATTAAAGATGATAGTAAATTAATTAAGGAGAATAAAAGAATGGAAACTACATTAACAAACAAAGATTTTTATTTTTGCTACGATGAAAAATTAGCTAAAGGTATAGTTAATAAAGGGATCCCCTACATATTTACCGCTAGGGCAGTGTCAACATATAAGCGTTTTTGGGTATTTTATAGGAACGATACGTTGAGAGAAGTATTATCTAATAATGTTTTAGCATAATAATAATTAAAATTAGGAAGGAATAATTATATGCAAGTATCCAATAAAGATTTAATAGTTAAATTTAGAAATTACTTAACAGACAAGCAAGTAAGCAGAATTAATGGTAAAGGGCTTACGAAAAATATGAGAGAAGCTATCAAGGCAAACATCGAAACTGAATATCAGTCATGCGAGTGGAATGCCATTGATAAAACTTGGGTAATTGGGGATAAATTAAATGTAAAAAGAGATAAAGATCGTAGCAAATACGAAACGTCATATCAGACATATGCAAATGATATGCTTAATACTTGGGTGGCAGATGTCAACCCAAATATACTATACACAGATCTCAATATTGTCGCTGGCAAAGGTGCTAGTATTTTTTGCTCAGACGAGTCAACTCAAAAATTAACCGCCAGAATCAGAAAAATTGTCAGAAGTAACAGGAATCAATTTGCATCATTTAAGCCATTTACTCATGGAAATGAAAGTTATAATCAGAATTATTTTGATAAAGCTTGGAGAAGTTATGAGAACGAACTAGTTGATTATGTGATAAACGATCTAAGACGCAGAGCAAAGGGTGTTGTCAGCAATTGGATAAAAAGCAATAATATAAATCATTTAATTAATTTTGTTGCCAATGTTGACGGCATTGAGGATTGCAGTTTAAATCAAGTTGACGGTCATTATTTTATTGATAAGCATATATATGAGCAATACAAAGCGGTTTTAGGGGAATTAAAAAAAGCGAATGCGTCTAAAAATGAAATTAATAATATTGTCAAAGCACAATTTGGATTTAACTATGCGTATGTTGCTTATCAATTTTTGGACAATCATGTGGTTACAAATAATAAAATGGAACCAACTAAGGTAAAAGAGCTACTTTTTGATACATATGTAAAATTGGCAATAAAAAATGATAACAAATTAGACAGTTATGTCGATATGCAAGACAGCATGTCAGCGGATGAGCTGGCGCAAAGAATGGCTAGAGATAACGCTACATTTAAGCTGAAACGTCATAGGGAATGGGCAAAATTTATTGATGTAGTTATGTCTTCAATTTTAAACATTGAGTCAAAAGCGGATGAATTGGCAAAATATGATCAGTTTAAGTATGTTACTGAGATTAATGATTTGAATGAGTTGAGTGATCAGACGATCGAAGAGCTAATGTGTTTAAATAGTGAAAATGTGAAGGAAGTTAAAAAGGAAATGAAAATTGAAGAGTTGATTTTGCAAGAAACCCCAACGGAGATTGCAGACATGTTTAAGACGACCGCTCAATATAAAAAAGAGCAAGAAGACGCATGCATGCGAGAGTTGCGTGAGCGCAGAGAAAAAGCTGAAAAGACTACAATTATAATAGAGTACAAAGCGGTTAAAAAGAAATCATATTTTTTTGATGATATTTAATTATGTCGCCAGAGGAATAAACATCTTTTTTTGACAGCGTTTACATTAGGTGTTATACTATGTATATAGAGATGAAATTTTTCAGAAAATATTCTCTTAATACTCTAGCTTTTAATCTCCTCTCGATTTGCCTTCTGATTTGAAGGCTTTTTGATTGGATAAAATTCAAAAATTGGAATGAGGTATCAATAAATGGAAGACTATAAATTGAGTAAAAGACAGCAATATCATTTGATGAGATTGGAAAAAAACATTACATTAACTGAGATTGCTGGTGCTATTAGTAAGAGCGTCTCACTGCTATCAAAATATGAAAGAGGGTTAGATATAGCAGTTGATACAGTACGTGCTTATGAGGCTTATATCGAGCAAATTGACGGTGTGATACGCAAAAAAGAAGCGCTAAGTGCAAATGAGCGCATTGAGCAAAAGATTGATGAGCTGGCAGTAATGGTAGCAAGCATAAACGAATGGACAGCAAAAAAAGCAGAAAGTTGGAGTAGATGATGGATAATAAAAAATATGCAGACGATATTAAAAAACTTGATATTTTGCAATCAAATGTCAACGCAGATCCAAATAATTTTGCGCTGTTAATGGCGTTAAGAGATGGTCAATTTGAGTTAAATGCCAAAATTAACGAAGATCAAAAAAATGATCGTTATAAGGAGCTATACAATAAAAGTAACGATGGCAATAACACATATTCATTAAGGGCTTGTAATAACTTTTTGCGAAAAATAGATACACTAAAAAAGTTCCATAATTGGCTTGCAATAGAGCAGAAGAAAAATAGATTCGTAGAGTTGGTAGTTTGCAATGTTGGAGTGTATGCTTATAAGCAACTCGCCAAGGATATTAAAATTGAGAGTTATAACAAAAAACAATGGTATTATATCTTCTTTAATTATTTTTTTAATGAAAGAAATAGCATGCTACTAGGAGTGGAAAAAAATGGATGATTACAGTTTATTGGAGATTAGAGCGCTATGCAAAAATTATTATTATTTAAATCCGATCGGCGAAGCAAAATTTGATTTGGATATGGCGCTACAGTCTGTTTTAATCGATGAAAATGAAAGCGAGTACATTAAGCTGGTTTATGGTTGTGGGCTTAATATTAGTCAATATTTGGATTTTGCTGGTAAGACTTATAGAGAATATAAGAATATTGATCAATCGGTTTTTGCAAAGATTAAGGCGCTGATGAATGGTGAAATAAGGGTATTTAGCAAGCATAAAAGGTGTAATCCTTTTGATGTGGGTGCCGATTTGAGATCGAGAATTAGAGGGGTGCTGGTCGAAGACAACGATGAGCTTATGCTTAATTATTTAAATATTACGGTAGATGATAGACCAATGAAAGAATACAAAATGAAGAAAAACTTTTACGTTACGGCTGATCGTGGAGAAAAGAACCAGAGTAATGACGCATTTTATCGAGAGTATTTATATTATAACGTGGCTAGTGGAGACAATGCGCTGGCGTTAGCAGAAGTGTGTGTATGATTAATGTATTTAATTTAAGTGAAAAAGAACGTAGCATTTTGGCAAGTAATCTCATTGATTATTTAAAAGATTTTGCCATCAAAGACTTTTATTTAAATGAAAATCAACTACAAGACGATTTTGAGAAATTTATGGCGAAAGACTATGCCAATGAAGTTTTAGCGGATTTTGAAAATGATAATAATATCAGCTTGAGTAAAGTAATGAAACTAAACAGGTTCAAGATTTGCAGTGAGTGCAATGAGCCGTTTATCAGTATTGATTTGAGAAACAAAGGAACTGTTTGCAGTCGGTATTTTGAAAGACAGTTTACAAAAAACGGCAAGGAAATTAATGCAGAACGTTCGCTTTGCTGGATCAAACGCAATCAAAGACATTCTAATACTTATGCGAGAGGTCACAAACATGCCTAAGAAACGTTGTTTAAATGGATCTTGTCGAGAGCTGATTGATTATAGCGAAAGTTATTGTAATAAGCATAAAAAGCAATTAGGTCAAAATTATAATAAATATAAACGTAATAGTGACACTGTTACTACTAATGGCAAGACGGAAAAAGAGATCGCTGATTTTTATAAGTCCCCACTTTGGCGGAGGGTGAGAAAACAAGTAATGATTAGAGATAATTATGTTTGTCAGCATTGTTTTAGGAGAGGCATATTGCATAAAGCAGATATGGTGCATCATAAGATAGAGTTGCGATCACCAGATGGTTGGAGGTATAGGATTGATTTGAATGAGTTAGAAGCGATTAACAAAACATGTCACAACGAAATTGAGCATCAATATTGATGTCTTATTTATTATGCGCCAAATTGAAAAGGAGAATGAAAATACAATGGAATTTACAAAAGAAGAATTAGAGAATGAAGTTTGGAGAGACATACCACTTGAGGAGTTTAGCGGTAGATACCAAGTTAGTAGCTTGGGGCGGATTAAAAGTTTGAATTACTATTGCAAAAATAGTATAGGTGATAGTTATAAGATGGTCAAAGGTCGGATTAGGAAGCTCACAAAGCATAATAGTGGATACAAAATGATTGGTGTATGTATTAATGGTAAAAATAAAAATTATCTTGTGCATCGTATTGTTGCTTTGTCATTTTTACCAGAGGTAGAAGGTAAAAATCAGATCAATCATATTGATGAGAACAAATCAAATAATAGGGTTGAGAACTTGGAATGGTGCAATGCGCATGAAAATTTAACTCATAATGATCGTCATTTAAGAGTTGCAGAGACAAGAAAAGCCAATTGTACATATGATCAAGCATATAAGCTAAAATCTGTCAAAGCTATTAAAGGTAATGATCAAATTGTTTTTGACAGCGTTAAAGAAACTGGAGAGTATTTTGGTGTAAATCCAAATGTAATCTCTGCTGTTTTAAACGGTAGAACAAAGCGATCGAGAACTGGCTATCGGTTTGAGTATGCTTGATGTAAGAAAATTATATGAGTCTAGATTATTTGAAAATATAATCACGAAGTAATGAAACTGTAGGCAATAAGATATATGTCCAAAGGATATTTCTAGTTAAAGCCAATTTTTTTTCCTTTTTAATGTTTTGCCCAAACATCAATCTTGATTTTGGAAATAAACGACTTTTTAATACTAACCCAAAATTTAGAATGATGTAAATAATAGTAGCTATGGTTTTTGATGGACTATCAGTAAAAATGAAAAAAGTAAGTAAAAAATAACTAAGGTAAGTCACACTAAATAAGATCAGAGTATAAAGAAATGGTCTATCTTCAGCTAAAAATCTATATAGAAGAGAAGATTTAATATTATTAATATAATTATCAATTTTGGTAATATAAAATGTTAGTTTTGATTCTTCAACACATCCTAATCTCACATTGATCGAATATCTATTAAAAGTTACATCTAGATAATTATCGTATAAATAGCCTGATCTCTCAATTGAGATAGAATCAATTGGAGTTGTCATGTTGTTGGAAAGAATTTCAGTAGCTTCTTCAATTGAAAGCTTATCATTTTTAATGCCGTTACTAAAATTTATAGAAATTGTTACTGGCTTCTCTGTATCTTCATTTTCGTTGTTAACCTCTATAGCAAGTTGTAAAAATTTATCAAAATCATCTTGGTTCAAAATATAGCTATCTTTGTTATAAATCTTTGTATATTCCAAAAATATCCCCTCCCAAACTAACATAATTATAACAATCTTAAATTCAGTTTGCGAGGAAAATTTTCTTTTCGACAGGGGTATTGATAACCCCCTATTAAATTATTTTTATATAATCGAGGAACTCATGCGTGCGTAAAAAATTCCCTTTTTGAAAATTTCTAACTGGTCAATTTTGGTACTAAATATTAGAAGACATATTTTTTTAAAAGGAGGATTTTGATGGGGAGAAAATTTAAATTTTCCGAAGTGTCAAACAAGCACTATACACAAAATGAAATCGATAATAAAAAAGCGCAAGAAGCTAGTCTATCAACATTTGAGCCGTTGAACTTTGAAGATGTTCCGAAACATTTGGACACTGACGGCAAAAAAGAATGGAAAAGATTGGCTTTTTTTGTATCTGATTTGCCGATCAGCGAGCTTGATCGAACGACAATTGAGAACATTTGCATGTATACGAGTTTGATAAAAAAGGCTCAAAAAGAGCTTAAAAAGCAAAAATTAATCGCTGAAAACAATAAAATAAATCCACTAATTACTCTCATCAATCAAGCGTCTAAAGAATTACGAGCATTAGCATCAATGAGCGGAATGTCAATCGATAGCAGATTACGTATTGCAAATCCAACCAGAGAAAATGAGCCAGACGATCCGTTTGGGGAAATGCTGAATGAGGCTGATAAAAATGCATGATTATGTTGCAGATTATATCAACGCAGTTGAAAGTGGGAAAATCATTGTTGGCAAGAAAATACAACAAGCTATTGACCGTCATAAGCGTGACCTAGAGAAATCAAAGTCTGATGATTACCCTTATGAGTTTGATTTGGAAAAGACAAGACTACCATTGCAATTTATTAGTAGCTTGCCAGACCCAAAATCGATGAGAGTAAATCCGATGGCTTTGTTTCAGCAATTTATTATTCAATTAATATTTGGGTGGGTTCATAAAGAGACTGGCTACAGGCGTTTCAGAAAAGTTTATATATCGCTGGCACGTAAACAAGGTAAGTCGCTCATAAGCGCCGGAATTGCACTTTACATGCTTCTCTACGAGCGTTCGCCAAGAGAGTCACGGCAGATTTTTACAACCGCAAATAAACGTGATCAGGCAAAGATTGTTTTCAACATGACAAAGAAACAGTTGAAAGCAATTAGGTCAAAGAGTAAAGCTATCAAAAAGTTCACTAAGATTCTGCAAACAGAAATTAAAACTAATGATGATTCTTTTATTAGTCCACTAAGTTCTGATGCAGATACGCTTGATGGGCTTGACACGCTTTTGGGAATTTTTGATGAATATGCTCTTTCGAGGACGACTGAGATGATGGATGTCATTGAGAGTTCGCAATCACAACAAGACCAACCCATGATTTTAATTATTTCAACAGCGAGTTCAAAACTAACGTATCCGATGTATCAAATCGAATACCCCTTTGTCACAAAACTATTAAATGAGGAAATCGAAGCAGATGAATATTTAGCGCTAGTTTGGGAGCAAGATAATCCTAGTGAAGTAGAGGATGAATCATTGTGGATTAAAAGCAACCCACTTTTAGAAAAAAATGGTGCAACAGCAAAGAAAATGAAAGTACAAATACGCAAACTTTATAAAGAGGGTTTGGCGAAAGGAACAATCAGCAATGTATTGACGAAACATTTCAATATGTGGGTTCAAGCCAGTAAAGAATCATACATGTCAGCAGATGAATGGTCACTTACGAAGTCAAATTATAGTTTAGATATTAGCGGAAAAGATATTTATATCGGAATAGACCTTTCACGTAGCGGAGATCTGACATCAATTTCTTGGGTCGTGCCTGACGAAGTAAATAAAAAGTTTTACATTGATTCATTTAGTTTTGTTGCTACAAAAGGCGGTATTGAAACGAAAGAGAAAGTTGATAAAACGCCTTATAGACAATATGAAGAACAAGGGTACTGTCAGATTTCAACATTAGAAAGTGGTCTAATCGATTACGAATCAATGATAGAATGGTTGATTAGTTTTGTTAATAGCAATAATTTACATGTTAAGTCTCTATCTTATGATCCAGCTTATGCCAATATAATTGTCCAAAAGTTAGATGGGATCTTTGATTTAGTTGAAGTGCCTCAACGACAAACAATTTTGAGCGCGCCAACAAAAGATTTTAAGTATCAAGTCGATAATTGTAATGTGATAAGTGCGGAAAATCCACTACTCGATCGGGCTGTATATAATTCCATTGCTATTGAAAGAAATGATCTTTTAGTGATTGATAAGCAAAGTAACCGCAATAAAATTGATCCGATTGATGCATTATTAAATGCTTGGCTGGAAGCAATGTATCACGACTGGAATCAACAAAGCGTTGGAGATATGTTGGAAAGTGGTGACTATGGATTTGGTTTTTAAGGAAGGAAACATACAAATGAAAACATATTTAACAGATTTACGCAAAAAACTTTTAAAAGGTTTTAAATTAAAGTTTACTACTATCAAGATTTTGCAATTTATCAAGACGATCCTTTTTATTTTGGGATTGTCTTTTTTAGTTAAAGCATCGTTTTTAATATCAGCAATTACTGGTTATGTAGTTGCTGGAGTAATCATGATCTTATTAGCTTTGATTTTAGAAAGAGAAATGAGAGGTGTTAGCTGATGGGGCTACTTTTAAGTAATGCGGAATATAGATCGCAAGATAAAGCTGTTGCGTCAGCAATTGATATTATCAGCTTAAATGATACAGGCATATTATCAGATTTTGTGGGAGAAACTGCATTGTTGCAATCAGATATTTTTACAGCAGTTCGTATTATCGCTGGTGATCTAGCAAGTGCAAAATACAAAGTTGATAATAATGCTTTTGTCGCAGATTTATTAAATAAAAAAGCAAATAGTGCAACGACATCAACAAATTTTTTGTTTGTTTTGATTGCAAACATGATTTTGAACGGCAACGGATTTGCTCATATTGAGCGAGATAAAAATGGTAAAGTTACAGGATTGCGCAATTTAAAATCGTCTCAGGTTTCTATTTTGGAATCTGACGATGGGAAAGAACTCGGATATCGTGTGATGTTTGCTGATGGAACAAGAGAAGTAAATTACGAAGATATGATTCATTTAAAGACCTTTACCGTTGATGGAAAGGTCGGTATTAGTCCACTTTATTCGTTGAAACCAGAGCTATCAATGCTGAAAAATGGAAATGGCTTGCTTGCTGGATTTTTTAAGCGTGGTGTCAACGTTGGCGGTATTTTAAAACTTGCTGATTCAACGCTTAATAATAAGCAAAAGAAAGAAATTAGACAGCAGTTCGAAGAAGCGAATGCTGGTGCATCAAACGCTGGTAGCGTACTGGTATTGGACTCAACGCAAGACTACAAACAAATTGAGGTCAATACAAAGATTCTTGAAATGATTCAAAATAATAAATATAGCACTCAGCAAATCGCTAAGGTACTTGGTATCTCACTAGGCAGATTCGGAATGGAGCTAACTAACAGTAGTGACTCAGATCAAAATGATGTTTATATATCATCTACACTAAATCAATATGTCAAAGCGCTAGAGCAAGAGTTTGCTAAATTGCATGTCGATGTTGAGATTGACTTCTCTGATCTGCGAGATCAAAATCCAAACAGATTATTGATCAGAGCGGTTGAGAAAAATGGTGGTAGTGGTGTATTGACAATCAATGAGCTAAGACGCTTATATGATTTGCCGTCAATCGATAGTTCTATCGGTGACCAAATTTACATCAATAGTGCATCGGTACCTTTAAAGTAATAATTTTAAGCAATCAATAAACATACTAATAAATGAAGAACACCAAGTGTTTAATATTCTCCTTTTCGCTTGGTGTTGTTTTAGGTGGTGAAGAAATGAACGCAAACGAAGGAATCATTGAAGGTTATGCAATTATCTTCAATCAGAAATCAAAAAAATTAGGTAACTTTTATGAGGTTATCGATGCTCATGCGTTAGATAACGTTGATTTATCAGCCGTTAAATGTTTGCTAGATCACGATACTAGCAAGGTCTTGGGGTCGGTTAAAAACAAAACTTTGGACTTATCAATTGATGATAAAGGTCTAAGGTTCAAAGTTACTATACCTGATACCACATACGCAAAAGACTTATATACATTAGTGGATCGTGGAGATATCGATGGTTGTAGTTTTGGTTTCAATGTAAATGAGAAAGATAGATCAGCACAAACAGTTACCAAGATGAGTGATGGCAATTACTTACGTAGAGTAAATAAAATCGAAAAATTAACTGAGATCTCGATTGTGAGTATACCAGCTTACGATAGCACTGTTGCAATAATTAAACGTGACTATGATCAAGCAGTCGAACAATACGAACTAGACAAATTAAATACAACATTAGAGCTTCTCTTTTTATAAGAGGGCTTTTTATTTTGAAAAAACAGGAGGAAGTCAATTGAATATCGATGAACTAAAAAAACAAGCACAAGAAGCGCTTGATGCTGGAGATACAGCGAAAGCTAAAGATTTAATTGCGCAAATTAAAGCGATTAAAGAACAAGAAGATGAGAAAAACGTTTTGTCTGATGAGTTGAATGCATTGCTTGCTGACAAAAAAGAAGAAGCAAAAGCAGAAGACACTAAAGAAAAAGCAGAAACAAAAGAAGAAATCGATGAAGTCGAAAAGGATGAAGTCGAAAAAATCGAAGAAGAAAAAGAAGAAAAAAGATCGGAGCTTAAAACAATGAAAGAAATTAAAGCATTTAATGCAGTGGATGATTTTGAGGGTTACATTCGCTCACAAGGGACGGAGCAACGTGGTTTAAGTACTACTAACAACGGTTCAGTTCTTGTACCAGTTGAGGTTTCTACAAGCGTATTAGAATTAAAAGATGGTTTAGTTGATTTGTCTGCTTATGTAACTAAACAGGCGGTAGGAACAGGAAGCGGGAAATTTCCAGTTGCCCGTAGAGCCACAAGTATTCTCGCATTAAAACAGGAGCTTGCAGAAATTGCCGAGATTGACGAGCCATTATTCAACGAAGTGGAATATAAAGTTGAAACTCGAATTGGACAAATCGCATTTTCAAATGAGCTAATCGAGGATGCAGAGATCGATGTAGTTGCTTACGCACAACGTCAAATGCAACGGATGGTTAAAAACACTAACAACAAAAATATCATGACAGTGTTGAACAGCTTTGCGAAAGTAGACGCTACTAATGCTGATGAATTGAAACGTGTAGTAAACGTTGATTTAGACCCAGAATTAGACTTGAAAATTGTATTAAACCAAGATGCATACCAAGCAATTGACACATTGAAAGATGCTCAAGGACGCTATTTATTGCAAGATTCTATCGCAGTTTCGAGCGGAAAAACTTTATTTGGTAAAGAAGTAATTGTTGTTTCTAACACAGTTGCGCCAACACCTAAAGACGCTACAGGATTTATCTTTATCGGTGACTTGAAAGAGGCAGTATTTATGGCTCAACGTAACTCAATTGAAGCCGAATGGCAAAAATTCGACAACTATTCGAAGGGTCTTGCCGTAGGTTTGCGTTCTGACTACAAGAAAATTGATGCAGACGCTGGTAAATTAGTAACTTTCAAACTTCCAGCACAAGTCTAAAAAGTAGGTGATCAGAGTGGATTTAAATGAGATCAAAAACTATTTGAGAGTGGATCATTCATTTGATGACACTCTCTTAACCACATTGAAAAAAGTAGCAGAGGAATATGTTTACTCTGCTATTGAGTTAGAAAACGTACAAGATTCACGCTTTGATCTCGCTGTTTTGTTGTTGATTGGTCACTTTTATAGTAATCGATCAGCAACGACTAACGAGAATATATCAAGCTTTCCTTTGGGGGTCACTTCTTTGATCCATCAATTACGAGGATTAGGAAGTGATGCGTAATGGCTGATTTTGTTAAAACATGCAATTTAAATGAACGTATCAAATTTACGGAAGCTAAAAACCATAAAAATGAATATGGCGAAGTCGTAAAAGAACAAGTTGAGGTATTTTCATGTTGGGCAAGTGTTCGCACGCAAATGTTAAAAGACTTTGTTGCCAGCGTTGGTACCATCCTAGAGGGTACATTGACGTTTATCATTAGATACGATCAAGTAGCAGAGGTAAAAAATACCATGCAGGTGTGCTGGAGAGATAAGGCTTACAACATTGTACAAATCACAAAAGGTGAGTATAAACGCGATTGTATAACTATTGTAGCAAAAGAGGTTGAGTTATGAGTGTAACTATTGACTCAAGTTCAGCGATTAAAGCTTTAAAAAAGCTTGGTGCTAACTACAAAAAAGCTGAAAATAAAGCGATTAATGAAGCATCTGATTTTGTTAGAGAAAAACTCGTTGAAAATACACCGCGATATAGTGGATTAAAAAACACAGGTAAACGTGGTTCTTACATGCTCGAACATGCTGAAGATCACATAGTCAATTCAAAAGCAAAAAATGGCAAATCTGAAGTTGGCTTTGATGATGATGTGGCATGGAGAGTTCATTTTATTGAGTTTGGAACTATACATCAACGTCCACAAGCTTTTGTGCAACGTACTCAACGAGATGTCCAAAAACAAGTAATTGAAATTATGACGAATGTTTTGAGAAAGGAACTGATAAAGTGAAGACAGCAACAACAATGTTATATGAAATTTTGAATAACGCTGACGATTTTAAATCAATTGATTTTTACACTAATGCCGTTCCTGAATCAAATCAAACGTTACCTAGTTTGCCAGTTGGTAGGATTGTCGAGTTACAAGGCGACTATGATAATTATGCCAGCGATAAACCTAACGTAATTTCATTTGATGTGCAAGTGGATATCTGGCTTAAATCGCAAGCGGAAGTAGAAAAATATTACTATATATTAGATTCATTTTTGAGAGAGCATTTTTGGATCAATACTTATACAAGCGTTGAGGAAGATCCAGATCTACAAGGATCAAAAAGAATTATCAAAAGATATAACGGAACATTTCAACTTGAAATGTGAAAGGAAGGCTAATTTTAGTCTTCTTTTTTCAATACAAAATTATAAATAAAGGAATGATTTTAGATGGCAACAATCGGATTTGATAGTGCAATCATTAATATCAACGGAGAAGAATTTACAGTTGATGCAACACAAGGTGGGGCAATTAACGCATCAATCTCAGGATTGGGCGCAGAATCGCAGACAGAATATGCAAGTAATATCCCATTTTTAATTACTACTCAAGGCGTTTCAGATGTGAAATGTAGCTTAGAGGTATCAGATATTTTAAATGT